GTAGGAGTTTGTTCCTCAAGTATACTGGCACTTTAGACTCTGCTTGCACCATAACCATTGGGCCGAATACCGTCTCGAAGCTGTGGCTCATACAAAATAGCACATCGGGGTCACAGAACATCATCATTAGCCAAGGTTCTGGCGCGAGTATTACAATCGCAAATGGTCAGACCAAAGCTATCTACTCAGACGGCGCTGGATCTGGCGCTGCGATGGTTGATGCCTTCCAAGACCTGTCTATCCCTGACCTGTTCATTGACGATGACCTGACGTTTACCTCCGACAGCGCAGTTATTACCTTTGGTGCAGATGGCGACACAACGCTTACGCACACAGACGGATCTGGCTTAACGCTGAACAGCACCAACAAGATCATGTTCAACGACGCGAGCCAGTTCATACAAGGCTCGTCTGCTACGGTCTTGTCGCTGGGCGCTACGGATGAGATTGACCTTACGGCTACGGCTATTGATGTCAATGGCACCATAGATGTAAGTGGTAACGCGACCTTGGGTGGAACGGTAGGCGTCACAGGCGTTCTCACAGCCAACGCTGGTGTAGTTGTAGATAACATCACAATAGACGGAACAGAGATTGATCTGTCCTCTGGCGATCTGACCATAGACGTTGCTGGGAACATCCTGCTCAACGCTGATGGGGGAGGCATCTACTTTCAAGATGCCAGCTTGTTAGTGGGCAGCTTACAAAACAGTTCTTCTGATTTTCTGATAAGCGCGGAGGTTGCTGACAAAGACATAATTTTCAGAGGCGTAGATGGCTCGTCGACTATTGATGCACTAAAACTTGATATGTCAGCAGGTGGCACAGCGTTTTTTGCTGACGATGTCAGGCTTACTGATAATCATGCTGTAAGGCTTGGTACTGATGGTGACATTGTTTTCTATCACGATAATTCCAATGGTTATCTTGAGAATGGCACTGGCGATTTCACGCTGGACGTTGCAGGAGACATCATTCTTGACGCGGACGGTGAGGACATACGTTTTAAGGATGGTGGCACACAGACTTTTGTTTTCACGATGGGGACAGGATCAACCATATCTACTCCACGCGGCAGCCTAACGCTGGACGTTGCTGGAGCGCTTGTCCTTGATGCAGACACTCAAGGCTCTGGTAACGGTGTTTTGTTGAAAGATGGCGGAACACATTACGGATCATTCTTCAGAAGTAGCAGTAATTTCCATATTAAATCTGAATCCTCAGACAATGACATGATATTCATGGGCAATGATGGCGGTTCAGAAATCACAGCCCTTACCCTTGATATGTCAGCGGCGGGTGCGGCTACGTTTAACAGCTCAATAACTTCTGGCGGCAACATTACTGTTGGCGGTACTAATAATTTAATTGTCAACGACAGTGGCGCTGCTGTATTTGGAAATGACGGAGATATCTCAATAGGTAACTCTGGGGCTAATGGTTTGATATCTGCGCCTAATGGCAACCTAACCTTGGACGTTTCTGGAGAACTAATTCTTGATTCTGATGCTGAAATAGTTCGCATCTACCACGATGGTGGGAACATTGGTTCTTTCCAGATGACCAGCAATGATTTCATTATTCGTTCAATGGTTTCGGATAAAGACCTTGTATTCAAAGGCAACGATGGCGGCTCAACGATTACAGCCCTAACCCTTGATATGTCAGATAGCGGCACAGCTATATTTGGTAGCTGGCAGAAAATGGCCGATAACAATCGAATTGTTTTTGGCGCTGGTTCTGATATGTCGTTGTTTTCAGATGGTACAGACGGCAACATTTTAGTTGATGGAAATTTAGATTTTGATGTTTCTGGAAACATAAAACTTGATGCTGATGACGCTGGCGAAGTCAGGTTTTTAGATGGCGGCACTCAATACCTCTACCTCAAAAAAGATGGCAACACAGCGGTAATCCAAAATGTAATTGCCGATGGTGACATTCAATTTAGAGGCACAGACGGTAGTAGCTTAATTACCCCAGTTGCTATTGATATGTCAGAGGGAGGAAAAGTAGGGGTGGGAATTACGACCCCAGATTCCTTGCTACATGTCAGAACAGGCGATGCTGGAGGAGTAACCGCCCACGCAAGTTCTGTTTTAACACTTGAAGCAGGTGGCGTTGCTATTTTGCAATTCTTAACGCCTAACAATGTAAGTCAACAAATACGTTTCGGTGATCCTCAAGACAATGGCGCTGGGTTTATTGATTATGACCATTCATCTAGTCAGTTAGCATTTGGTGTTAATGGCCCAACAAGAGGGTTTTTCAATAGCAGCGGTCATTTAGTTTTAGGAAGCGCATCTCATAATGATGACGTTCTTTACGTCGTTAGGGGCAATAATGGAAAGCTGATACGGCTTTTTCATGGAAGCACTGAAGCTGGGGCGTTGAGTACAAAAAGCACCGGAAATCAAGTAGCCCTTGGATCGCCAAATAGTGGCGGCGGGATAGTAATTGGGAGCGATGCTACTCTTCCATCAAACGCTAATGGCGATGGATCTAACAACACACAAGACTTAGGCTCATCTTCTTATCGCTGGGCAACAATTTTTGCTCAAAACGCCTTAAACACATCAGATGAAAAGCTGAAGCAAGATATTGAAGAGTTATCAGAAACAGAACGGCGGGTAGCAATTGCGTGTAAAGGACTGGTTCGCAAGTACAAATTCAAAGAAGACGTTGTTTCAAAAGGTGCGGATGCAAAAATTCGTATAGGTATTATTGCTCAACAACTTGTTGCTGCGTTTGAGGCAGAGGGGTTAGATGCTCATGATTATGCTCTTATATCTCTTGAAGACGATACAGAGCAAACAGAAACAGGAATGGAAAAAACGGGTACACAAACCTATAACGTAAACTATCTTGACCTTTTAGCTTTCATTATTTCGGCAATTTAATAGGAGAATAACAAATGGCTATAAATACAACTTGGTCGGTTATTGATATGACTCATGTAGACGCTGACGGTGGTGTTATTAAAGCGTATTGGGCTTGCAATGCATTGAGCGATGGCTCTGGTGGTGAAAGCGCAAGCGAAGGCGGCAAGAATCTTTTTACTTATGATGCGTCTGCAAGCGGATACATTGCTTATGCCGACCTTAAGGAAAGTGACGTTCTAGGCTGGATATGGGAAGCCAACAAAGAGGGCGACGAAACTGCTGATGAGTACAAAGCTCGCATTGAGGCTAACCGTACTGCTCGCGTTCAAAGTCAAATTGATCGGGCTGCAACACAAGCTACTGGGGTGCCGTGGTAATGAGCGAAGAAAACAAAGTCGTAATTAACGACGAAGAATACAACTTTGGTGATCTAAAGGTCGAGACTCAGGCTCACATCGCAAGAGTCGCAGAGATCCGTCGTGAAATCGCTGCACTGCAACAGCAGATCGCAGAGCGTAACGTATTGCTGCAAGCCTACACCCAGAGCATCGTTGAAGGTGTTAAGCCTGTTGAAGAGCCTGAGACGACACAAGGTCTGCCCGAAGACTTCAAGGAGCACTAATGAGCTTAATAGAAATTGTAAGCACCTTAACAACATTGTCAGTAATTGCATCTGCAATCTGTGCCGCCACGCCCACCCCGAAAGATGATGCGTTTCTATCCAAGTGGGTCTATCCGATAATTGAGGCTTTGGCACTCAACGTTGGTAAAGCAAAGGAGTAGTCATGGGTGTTATGACCGAAGCGCAGAAGCGCAAGATGATTAAAGAACTTAAGGGCGCAAGCCGCTTACATGCCGCTCAAGCGAAACGACTTGAGAAGACGCTAGAAAAGGCACCCAAGAAGAAAAAATAATGTGCTATCTCGCACTAGCAGAGGAATGGGGCTTGGATAAAGGCGATAAGGCTTTACAAGAGATTAATACGCATGAGCGCGAGTGTGCTCTGCGGTATGAGCGCATAGAAGAGCGGCTCAAAAATGGCTCTGAAAGGTTTGACAGATTGGATGAAAAGATTGACCGCTATGGCAACAGACTGTGGTGGATCATGGGTTTGATCGTTGTGAGCATCTTGGTGCCACAGTTTTTAGGAGGTTGATATGAGTGAAGGCACAATAAAAATCCCAACTTGGGCGCTACCTATCGGTGCAGCAGCCCTTTCTGGTGCAATGGTGTGGGGAGCATCACAAGCACAGGCGCAGGCCACGCAAGAAGAAGTGGATCGCATTGAGGCCGCAGTTGTTGATGTGGTAGAGGAACAGCAAGCAACGGGAAAGTTGGCAGCAGTGAATGCAAGCAAAATAGAAGCTATCGTGGATTCATTGGCGGAGCAGTCCGAGACAGCCAAAGCCAGCGACCAGAAGCTTCAACAGCTAATAGAGATAATGCTCAAGCAGAATTAGAGTATGACCCCGCCAACCCAAATCTATTCTGTGATTTGAGAGAGTGGCGCATGTTAGAGCTAGTCAATCCTCCCTCGTATCGGCATTGTATCGCTATGCAGTGGATGCGTTACAACCATCAACAGTGTGGTTATGGGGCAATGATCTACGTTCAGAACACGATGTCTCGCGTTCTCGGAACCGCACATCAACTTGATGTCGAGCTTCTTACTTGGGACTTGATGAAGCCACAGGCCGTCAGAACTCAAGCGGTCAAGAAAAAGCGCAGGCTATGATGGAAATACCGCCGTTTCCCAATAGCGTGAATGTCCCGTATTACGGAATTGATAAGTTGCGCGATGCTTACAGGGTCGATTCCATTTCGCGTAATTCTACAAAAGAGATAGCAGCAATCACTCGCTATAGCGAGTTTGTATACGAATACCGCAGCGGAGAAATACATACCTCGATAATTAAAGTGTCACGGCAAGACTATTTGGATCTTCAAGCATGACAATGATGGTCTTTGTTTTAATTGTGCTTGAGCGTGGACAACCTACCGGCCAAGAGTTCTACTTTGTGGAGTTGACTTCGTGCATTGAGTACAGTCAGGCGTTAAACGCACAAGATACGGGCAACATCAATAAGCTATTAGGTAACAACAGGTATTTCACAACGTACTGCGCTATTCGAGAAATACCGCAATCGGACGCTGGAACGAAAATCATATTCCGCGACCCTAAGCGTTCGGAGACAGAATGAGTCCTAAGAAATTAGAGCCTAAATCGCGGTATGCTCAGTACGACCTAGATGGAGATGGGGTCGTGAGCGATGAAGAATTGGCACGAAATCAAGAGCTTGTTGAGATCGAACTGCGTGAAGAGAAAGCAGATAGTCAACGCCGAATGGCTTGGGTTAGTCTTGGCAGTATGGTGGTTTACGCTGTATTACCACTTATGCCATTTATCCCTGAGTCCCGTCTGTCCACTATGGCTTCTCTAAGCGACATGCTGTTTCTTAGTCAAGCGAGCATTGTAGGACTATACTTTGGCGCGACAGCGTACATGGCGAAACGATGAGCATACTCGGATCAATTATTGGCCCAGCTACTCAGCTATTAGACAAGGTAATTGAGGACAAAGACGAGAAGAATCGTATCGCCTTTGAGTTGAGCACTCTTGCAGAGCGACATGCGAATGAACTAGCCAAGGGGCAGCTAGAGGTCAACAAGGTTGAGGCTGCTTCTAAGTCTTTGTTTGTCGCTGGATGGCGACCTTGTATCGGGTGGGTGTGTGCGCTAGGGCTTTTTTACAACACCATCCTTTCTAATATACTGGGCATCTGGGTAGAGGTGCCAGAAATAGACACTACGCTGCTCGTCCCCGTTATGATGGGGATGTTGGGTCTCGGCGCAATGAGATCCTATGAAAAGGTACAAGGCGTAAGCCGGGAGAAATAAATGTCAGATCAATTGATTGATATGTTGAAACGGCACGAGGGCGTGCGAAGTCATGTGTACCTGTGCTCCGCTGGTTACGAAACCATTGCGGTTGGCAGAAATATAGCCGAGTCAGGTCTGGGCTTGTCTGAAGATGAGATAGAATACCTTTTGAACAACGACGTTAACCGTGTGCGTGAAGAACTAGAAGACACTTACTTTTGGTTTGCAGCACTCAACGAAGCGCGTCAGGACGCTATGATCGACATATGCTTCAACCTTGGTATTACAAGACTACGAGGGTTTGTCAAAGCTGTTGAGGCTATGTCCCGCGAGCAGTTTGACATAGCAGCCGATGAATTTATGGACAGCCGCTGGAGCCAGCAGGTGGGCAATCGTGCCGTAGAAGTCACTGAAATGATACGCACAGGGGAGTATCAGTAATGCCACTACAAAAAATGGTATTTAAGCCGGGGGTAGACCGAGAAAACACCCGGTATACAAGCGAGGGGGGCTGGTACGATTGCGACAAAGTGCGGTTTAGGGCAGGTATGCCAGAGAAAATAGGTGGGTGGAATCGCATATCTACTAACTCTTTCTTAGGTGTGTGCCGATCTTTGTTCTCTTGGGTCACACTAGGTAGTCAAAAGCTACTTGGTGTAGGTACTAATCTTAAATTTTACATAGAACAAGGTGGAACGTATTACGACATTACGCCTATACGAGCCGCTGTGTCGCTTACAGACCCTTTCACCACTGTAGATGGGTCTACCACAGTTACAGTTACAGACGCTGCTGGGGGTTATATAAACGGCGATTTCGTCACGTTTAGCGGTGCTTCTGCGGTGGGAGGGCTTACCCTAAACGGTGAGTTCCAAATAACATATTTAACAGGTAATACGTACACCATAACGGCTAGCTCCGCCGCATCTTCATCTGCTACGGGTGGTGGGTCGGTAACTGCTACCTACCAAATAAACACTGGCCCCGCTGTTGCAGAAACCTTAGTCGGTTGGGGCGCTGCTGGTTGGGGACTTGGTACGTGGGGTGTGGGTGTAACGTCTACTGATGCGCTACGGTTATGGACACAATCTAATTTTGGTGAAGACTTAGTATTTGCTCCTCGCGGCGGTAGTTTGTTCTTTTGGGATGCTACTGATGCGCTAACAACTCGTGGAGTCCTAGTGTCAAGTGAGAGCGGCGCGTCTAATGTACCAACTAAAGTAAATACGTTGCTTGTTTCAGATAACCGATTTGTGTTTTGTTTTGGTACAAACCCTTTGGGTAGTAGCGACCTAGACCCTTTATTACTGCGTTGGTCAGATCAAGAAAGTGTTGTTAACTGGACACCATCAGCATCAAATCAAGCTGGCGATCTTAGACTTTCTAAAGGATCAGAGATAATAACGGCCACGCAAGCAAGACAAGAAATACTTATATGGACTGATTCGGCATTGTACGCATTGCAGTACGTGGGTGCTCCCGCAGTATGGGGTGCTCAGACAGTAGGAGAAAACCTGTCTATTGCTTCCTCTAGAGCCGTTGCGTATGCAAATGGTGTGGCGTATTGGATGGGTGTAGGTGGGTTCTACCGATATGATGGCCGTGTGCAGACACTGCCATGCACTCTAAAACGCTATGTATTTAACGACTTTAATACAGAACAGTACGACCAAGTATTCGCGGGCACAAACGAAGGGTTTAGTGAAGTATGGTGGTATTACTGTTCTAGCAGTGCCACGGCAATAGATCGCTACGTTATCTACAACTATGAACAGAATATCTGGTACTACGGCAATCTAGCTAGGACTGCGTGGATTGACTCCGGTATACGTGATTTTCCTATGGCAGCTACGTATAACAACAACGTCGTAAACCACGAAGATGGTATTGATGACAATGAAACTGGCACAGCTACGGGCATAAGTTCTTTCATATCTTCTGCTCAGTTTGACTTAGATGACGGTCACAAGTTTGCGTTTATTCAAAAAGTGTATCCAGACGTTACATTTGATGGGTCTACTGTAGATAGCCCTAGTGCTACTATGTCGTTATTTGCAGCACAAAATTCTGGATCTGGACGTAACTCACCTGCTTCTGAGGGGGGCACAAACACAGGTTCTATAACTAGAACCGCTACCGCGCCTATTGAAGCGTTTACTTCTAGACTCGACTTACGAGTACGTGGCAGACAGCTAGCAATGAAGATAGAATCTAGCGATCTTGGAGTAAAGTGGCAGCTAGGTTCTCCTAGACTAGAGATGCGGCCTGACGGGAGACGGTAATGGCTGTAGACAAAACAAGTTATAACATAGACTTCAAAGCCCCGGTTCTTCCAGATCCGCCAAATGACTATAACGTGCAGGCGTTTAATCAAATGAACAACGCATTACGTATCTACTTTAACCAGCTTGATAAAGGCATACGAGATGCTTCGATGTCTCCCGCTGCACAAGCCACTGCTTGGTTTTTAGGTTAGTGGCTAATCAGTACAAAAACGCAAAGGTAGACTTAACTGCCACTACTGCGACTACGCTGTACACATGCCCAACAGCTACGACAGCGATTATCAAGTCTATTCTTGTGTCTGAGGACTCAGGCAACGCTGACACCATAACCGTAACCATCACCGATTCTGCTTCGGCAGTATTTAGTGTGTTTAACGTCAAAGCAGTAGGGGCAAATACCACGGTAGAACTACTCACTGCTCCACTTGTTATTGAAGAGTCCGAGATAGTTAAGGTCACCGCAGCCACGGCAAACAGACTGCACGTAGTAGCTAGCTTGCTGGAGGTGTCGTAATGGAGCGTTTTGGAGTCAATCGGTTTGCAGAAGAAGAGGAAGATCTTTTAGAACTTCTAAAGCGGTTGGAAGATGCTGACTCTACAACCAAATCTGAGACCAAGCCTAAGCCTAAGCCTAAGCCTAAGCCCAAACCAGAACCAAAAACAGAAACAGAAACAAAAACAACAACGACTTCTGGAACAGAAGCAACTACGAGCACTGTCGCAAATAACCCCGAAAGACGCTCAAACCTAGCTATAGGGCCACAACAGGCTAAAGCGTTTGTTGAAGCGTACAAAGCTGTGCTAGGTACAGGAGTTGACCGATCCGAAGTAAGAGATCCAGATAACGTCAACCTTGCCTACGACAATATGTATAACCAAGCGTTGATAGACGCAGGTATTTCTCCGTATGCAGACATTATTGGGGGAGAAGGCGGGCAGCAGGGTGGGGGAGCGTTGTCTCTTACGATCAGACCCGACGAATATGTAGAGTATACGGGTGCTCCCGCGTACCTCACTGACATACTGAAAAAAGGTAAAGCGCGTAACGAAGACGAAGCAAGATCCGCTTACGCCGTACTATCTATGACTGAATCGCCCGAAGAAGTGGCGAAAGTGCTTGGTGGGTACTACGGTTACGATTTTTCTCCTGTTGCACAGGAGCTTGGTAGTTTTGGTGGCAAACTTCAAACAGGAGCACAATCTCCCGAAGAGTTTCATTCGTTTATTGAACCCATCTTACAAGAGCAAATACCGTATCTACAGTTGACTCGCGGACTAAACTACCAAGAAGCGTTACAAGCGTCATTTAACGAAGACCCAATGATACAAGCACTGTATGGTAAGTACGGTGTTACTCCCATGCGTCAAACAGACGATGGGTCTACTTATCTATACGACCCGTTTTCTTATTCAGAAATACGCACAAAAGAAGTAAAAGATAAGGACTTTGAAAAAGCAATAAAGATTGTGG